GCCAAGCCCCACGAGCGCACGCTGCACCGGGTCGAGCTTCAGGCCCGTGGCGTCAGCGGTGACTCGCAGTGCGAGCGACAGTACGTTAGCCATCGTCGGTCAATCCCATCTCGCGTCTCAGTTGCTTGAGGGCCGCCAAGTCTTGGTCTGGATGCTGCGGCGGTTTCTCTAAGGGAACAAAGTCTGAAGCCTCGGGGCGTTTCTTGTCTCGCGGTATGTGTGGGGCCAGCAGTGCCGAAGCCAGCAAGCCGGTCTCACGCCACGAATCAGGCAACGCCTCGAAGTACCTTGTGTATGCAATCCACTCCGAAAACTCTCTTGAATCCATACGCTCGCCAAGCTCTCGTACGGTCATGTGTAAATGCCCGGCAAGCCGGAACATGAACCGCCGCGTCGGCGAGACGTTTAGGATTTTCCCAACTCTTCTACGTCTTTCTCGCTCATGTTGTTGTGCTGCATCGCCCGGTCGAACAGCCGCCCCATCGCCGCGCCGCTTTTCGCCGCGAGCTTGTCTACCTGCTCTCGTGTGAACAGCAGTGCTCCGTGCTCATCGCACAGAACCCGCTGGAGGTACTGCGTGCGGAAGTTCTGGATGCCGGTCTCCTTCTTGCCGATCCACTGCCGCTCGTAATCGTCTCGCTCGCCTACCGACATCACGCGGATGTAAACGTCGCCCTTCCACTCAGGCACGTGGACCTGGAGCAGGCCCATATCGTCAACCGAAAGAATCTGGTCAGCGGTCAAGGTCATTGGATAATCCCTATGGGGTTGATGGAGTGTCAGGAACCGACGGTGCGTTCACCGTGTCCATCAACCTAAACACGTGTGCAAGCCTCAGAACGTCGTTCGTGTTGGCCTGGACGACCACATCCTGATAGATGGCGTCCTGGTTCACGAGAGTGATAGGCGACGAGCCAGGCGCAGTTGTTTGCGGAACAGTGATGTTCAGAAGTTTCCGCTTGCCGTACTCCGCGTTCGTCAGAACGGCTGGCAGTGCGGTATGGGCAAACGTGCTGATGCGAACCTGCCCTAGTTCAAGCGTCCACACGATTTCCCTGCCGACAGGCGGGCCGCGTTGCAGGTCCATCTCGACCTGCGACACTAGGTTCAGCGTGGCGGTGCCCCACTGAGCCGTGCAGCCTTGGAGAACAATTGCCACGACGGTGCCTCCGTCGCGACTAGCGGGCTACGCTGAGGACGGCCTGCCCACGGATGGCGTCGTTCACCGCAAGCGTTAGCGTCGAACTTTGCACCGTGTAGTACGAGGCAGTGTTGCCGCCGACCAGCGTGGCACTCGCAACCTGAATGTGATACGTGCCAGTGCTGCCGTCGAGGATGACGCTTTTGCCGATGTAGTCGAACGTCACCTGTCGGCCGGAACTGCCGTCATCGGCGGGCACAACCAGCGGGCGATCAATCCGGGCCGCAAGCTCGCCGACTGTCTGCCCGAGATGGGCAACGTCAATTTGTGCATCAGCAGCAGCAGCTGGGTTCGTGTTGGCGATGACGATGTTTGAGACGAAATATGTTGAGGTCGCGGCACCGATGCCGAGAATCAGCTTTGTCGCGCCAGCGGTATCGTGCGGAGTGAAAAACGACACGGGCAAGTCTCCTCTATTCTGGACCCCAGAGAACCGTATAAGTTTGCGTCACGCTGTAGACCGGCGGCACCTCGCCGCCCTGCAACTGGACGATGCCGTCCGATTCGCCCTGGAGTGACGAATTGCGGACGCCTACTGCATTGTTCCCAAGGGGTCGCCATCCATCCAGAGCCGCCCGGCACTGGTCAGCCAGGTCGCGCACCTCGCTGTAGGTGAGGGCGTAGAGTTCGAGCACGAGCGTCACAGTCGCCACGCCCGACGAGCCGCCGAGGGTCATCTCACGCTGAATCGCCAGCCTTCGCCAGGTAGCGAACGGCAGCACAGCGGATTCCGGTGCCAGGAGAGGGAAGATTCGGAAGCCGATGAGCCGGGCTACGGCCGGCGACCGAACCAGCTGGTCCGCGATTTCAAGCTCTGGCGAGCGGAGGATAGACATAACTCAGCCGCTCAGGGTGCCGGGGAATCGTGCCAGGGATTCGAGTGCCTGCGACAGCGTCAGGCGTAGCTCCCGCTGAAGGATCTCGGCGACGGTCGTCTTGGTCTGGTCCCACGCGGTCTGGAGAGGGGGCTGCCCGGCGATACCACCGGCTGGCATCGGTTCGATCCGCAGGGAGGACTCACCCTTTTTGCCTTTCTTGAAAAAGCTAAAAGGTGTCATGTTTCCGTTATTGTCGAAAACCTGACCGCGCTTGCTAAAACTACTGGCGATGATTGCGTTTTGCCCGCTGACTTGATGACCGCGAACATCAAACACTGTGCCTGACCGATGTGTACGGGTGTGCGACCGTCGCTGGTACGGAGTGTTCGACAGCTTCGTGCTCTGCACAAATCTCGCCCTCGTGCCATTTTCGATAAACCACTGATGGAAGGCGCGATCTTTCCCTATCTTCGTGCTGCCAGGCCCAGCCATGTCTACGGCGTTTTCCCTGGCTGCCTGAGTGAAGCCAACAAGCCCGACAGCGTTGCCCTGCTGCGCGTAGCCTTTGATTTTCGTAGTGACCGCCCGCTTGAGGTTGCCCGTTGGTCCAAGCGGCGTGAGCTCTTTCAGCCGAAGAAACGTCGGCTCGATGGCGAGCTGCAATGCCTTCTTCAGAATCTCCGTCTTTTGCTGGTTAGTGAAGATTTGCCCCAGTGCTTCCTGCAATCCACGCAGTTCCGCAATCTCTGCACTGATTCTGATTCCGACTACGCTCATTGCGTCACCACCTGCTCAGTGCAGAGAGCCTCGTGCTCCGTGCGGTTGTAGTGCTCGAGGAGCGATGTCATCTCCAGCACCCTGCCCCGCCACAAGAACCGCATCATTTGATTCATGCCGGGCACGTACCGCATCCGCACCCTGTGCGTCGCCTCGGTCTGCTGCTGCCCGCTCAGGAGCACCTCGCGTGCGGAGAGACCTTCTACGCTTGCCCACCGAACGGCGAACGTGGCGTAAGACGGCACGCTCTCGCCTAGCCGGTTGCGGGTAGACGTTGCCTCTTGAATCGTGACTCGCTCGCGGAGCTTGCCAGGGTCAATCACGACGCGCCCCACATGAGGAGGGAATACGAAGCCGTGCCGGCTGTGCCCACCATGTTGATGCTAAAGCTCGCGGTCTCGGCGGCGAACGACGCTGCGGCCTGCCCGACCCGGCTGTAGATTGTCCAATCCTCAATGCCGCAGCCGCCCGAGCCGTCGCACTGCACGAGGGCATCCGACTCAGCCGCGAATACAACCCGGTCCACCTGCGTGAACGAGACAATGCTGCCAGCCGCGTTGCGATAGGTCGTGGGGTTCACCGGAACCGATGAGACTGCGGTGCCGCAGGTGCCATGCACGATGGCAATTTTCCCGTCATCAAACGACATCGAACTCGCAAGGCTCAGCACCTTGAGTGCCGTGTCGCCGTCCTTGTCGTGGTAGACAGCGTCAACGATGATGCGGCCGTCGAGGTGGCTCATGAATAGTTCCCCCATTTGGCTGAGTCGAGAAGTGCCTTCACCCCAAACGGGATTTCGTTCGCCGTCATCGTGTCCGCTGCCATGCGTCGCTCATACCACAGCCCACAGAGCCACAGGATGGCGTTCCTGACACGCTGGGGCACAGCGGCACCCGTGGCACCGCGACCCCCGAACCACCGCACAGTGACCGCATTGAAGTCGTGGAGGTGCTCAGGCCAACTACTTGAGTACGGGTAGCGAATCACGCCCGGCTTCGCGTCCCGATCCACGCGGTAGCCAGACTCAGCCAGGGTCGCGGTGCTGCCGTTGTCGAGCGTGAACGTGATGGTCACAGCCGTGAACGCAGTTGCCGAAGCCATCGGCGGGCGGGGCAGTTCAATCTCGACCGGGAACATATCGAGTTTCATGACGTACTGCGTGTGCAGCATCGTCTCGTCGAGGTAGGTCTCGCAGTATTCGCGAGCCGCCACGATCAGAGCCGAGATGTAGGCATCGTCCGTGTCGATGTCTACGCGGAGGTGACTCTTCGCCTCCGCAAGTGACACAGGTTCGACGGCGGGTTCAACCGTCCGATTCAGACTGCGGTATTGCACGTGGTGGGCGTCCTCGGCGTTTCGGTCGTGCGTCTGCCTGCTCAGCCACAGGCTCGGCGGTTGCCTGCTCAATGAACAAATCTGTTTGCCCATCGCGTACTGCGAGACCGTCAGCAACGAGCCGGTGAGCAAGAGCCGCCGGCTCGATGTCGATGACTTCGCCTACGCGATAGGTCGAGTAGTTCGCTATTAGTTTTATTCTCACTGTTGGGGCACGCTCCATGCAGTTTTGGGTTTTCCGTTCGCCGTGTAATCGCCCACGTACTGAAACACGGGCTTCTGGAGGTCGGGGCCGGGCCAGACGGCAACGTACTCGCCGTGCCCGATTGAGACTCGCGGAGTGACGTAAGCCCGGTTCCCGCATTTGCGGAACTGCCGCCAGAACCAGATATCGGCGTCGATCCGCCCCTCACCGTATTCGCCGGCTGCGTTGGGCTGGTCTTGAAACCAGGGTTTCGGCGTTCGCTTGAGTGCCTTGGTCGAGATAACGGTGCAGCCGAAATGTGCTGAATCCACCTCCTGCACTGGCTCCGCGAACCACGACATCGGGAGGTTCGTGCTGCCTTCCGGCGGCGGGTTGTCAAGCGTGCCCGGCAACGTAAACATCGGGCGACCGTCCTCCCGCTTCACCTGGAGCGGGGCCAAGGCGTCGCACTGAAACGCCATCGACATCGCAATCAGTTCCTCGATTGTCCGCTGGTCCCAAAATGAATCGTAGTCCGTGCATAGGATGTATTCGGTCGAGTCAACGAACTGCTCCATGCACCGCTGGAGCACCTGCCCCCACAGAGCACCCTGCCCCAGCGTCGGGCGAATGTGCAGCGGCATGAGGGCTTGAATCCAGCCGAACACATTGGCAAGCGGCCCGAATCGTGGCCCGCTCATCACGCACTCGACCCGCACCTCAACCGGGGTTTCCCCGACCTTGACAATCACGAGCACCTCCACAAAAAGAATGGCGGGCGCGACACAAGCCGCACCCGCCATCTAATGTGATAGTGCTGTCAAGTCTCAGCCGCTGAACGCCGAGAGCACGTTCTTCTCTTCGGCAGTGTCAGGACCGTTCGCGCCCTTGCCGAGCCGAGCCACGATGTTCGTGGTCAGCACGGTAGCAGGCGTGGCGCCGATCTTGAGATACCTGCCCTTGCCCCGGCAATCGACATCCAGGCGAACGACGCTCGCCTGGCTGGTCACGGCAACCGACGCAGCCGGCACCGCCACGGTGTAGACCGAATCGGCAGCCGCCGTGGTGTCGCCCTGCAACAGGGTGAGCACGTTCAGGATGCTGGCGGCAGTATTCGCCGGGGTAGCCGACTTGGCGACGATAACCTCAATCGAGGCGTAATCGTAGCCGAGCGTGTCGAGGGTCAGAGTAGCCGTGGTGGCCGCCGAGGTGCACGGATCGCCCACGACCGTCTTGCTGTTTTCGAGATGATTCACGAGTCAGGGTCTCCTAGTAGATAGGGGCAAGAGTTACGAGGCGAACCGGAGTGCAACGAGCGGGCCAGCCTTCACGTTGTCGCCCAGGTCATGGACCACAATCGCATTGCGAGTCGTGGCGAATGTCAAAGTCTGGTCGAGCTCGATGAACCGCTCAGTGCTCGTGCGGATCGAGACGGCACGCCGCTCGCCGAACGTCGCAGCCTGTGCCAAGTCGCCGAACAGGCAAGCAACCTCGCTGTTCGTGCCGGTCAGGTCAGACTCGAGCGGATGGCACAGCACCACCGGGAAGCCGAGGAACTGGAGACCAGCACCACCGGCAACGTCGGCGACGTTGTTGCCACTCGAGGCCATCATGAGCCGCAGCATGGACGAGCCATAGCCGGCGGGCGAGATAAACCACTTCGCCTGACGCCGAGCGTACAGCGGAAGCCGCGCGACGGTGTTGGTGAAGTCGGACAGGTCGAGACCCGTCGTGCCCCCGAAGGTCGTGTTGCCGCTGTCAGCACCGACCACGCTCTTTGTGTGCGTGCCGTCGATGATGCCGACCGCAGCACCCACAGTGCCGTGGTACGGGTCGTTGGCACCCGTGCCGATGAAGCCGGCGTTGTCGATAGCCTCGGCGAAAGCCTGGGCACTCTCCACTGCCATCGCATCGGCGAGGTCGATAACGGAGTCTTCGAGCAGCGAGTTGGGCACCCGGTTGTCGATGCCCCAGAGCTTGGCGACCAGCTGGATGTTGTCGAACGTCACATCGCTGGAGGTCGGAGCGGAGTTCTCGCCAATCGCACGAGCCGAGAGGCCGCCCTTCCGGCGAGCCATCAGCATCGTGTCGGAGGCCATGTTGACCCGGCGAGCGTTCGCGGGGAACGCTCCGAACTCCTCGACTAATCTCACAATTTCTGTGCTCATCTCGTCGCTGGTCAGCACGCCGCCGAGAGCGTTGATTCCGCCCGCCTGGGCGCGACTCTCGACGTTGTGATCCTGGCACCACCGGCGAGCCTCGGCATCGCCGAACGTGTAGGCTCTCACGTGCATACCAGCACGATAGGCACTCTCAGCCGAGCGGAAAGCCCGCAGGGGGCCGTGGCTCTTGGGCACGGCGAAAACGGTTCGCTTCTCCACGGTGCTCTCCTCGGTGTTTGCCTTGACTCGTGCGGCGGGAGCACCACGCTCCAGAATCGCCCGCATCTCGACTTCCTTGGCGGCGACCCGCTCGTGAAAGGCAATCCTTTCCTTGAGCTTGTCGGCACGGTCGGCGAGCGAACGAAGGGACGATTCCTCTTCCTCGCCCATCGCCTCGACAGGGGCGTCGCCCTCAGCCGGAGCCTCAACCTCGGTCACGGCCTCCATCTCGGCGACAACGGCAGCCAGTTCGTCGAGAAGCAGCTTGATCTGGGAGACCTGTTCCACGGTGTAGCTCCTATGTTCGAGGCGCGGCGACTGTCGCCGTCTGCCCTGAACCTACGAACCGTGGGCGGCAGCCATCCAGTTAGCGAGCGGAGTTAGTAAACAACCCGCGCCTGCGAATCTCTGCGGCGAGCACAACGTGCTTGTCGGTTGCCCCGCACTTCGAGCACCGCAGGTATCTCGTCTGGTACGCGCCCGCTCGCTGGCTGGACGCTACCGCCAAGCGACCCGCACGGCATTTCGGGCAGGCGTCGCCACTAGCGGCCATGCAGTTTCATCCAGGCCCGAAGTTCTGGCAGTCGCCTGCGGAGGTCCAGAGTGACAAGCCACTGCCGGTTACGCTTTTGGCGGAACGCATCGAACGAACGCTGGGCAACCTTTACATCGGCATCGGGGTACGCGGGAAACGTCACGGGGCCAACGTCCAGAAGCGAGTCGATGCGCTGAATTGTGCGAATACTCCGCCCGTTCTCCACTGCCCACGA